GGCGTAAATGTAGCCGCTTTTGTGACCACTGCCCGCCTGATACCCTCGCAGGCATATCTCAAGGCATCAATCACATGATTCTTTTTGTCCTCAAGGTGCGGCAGGATTCGCCCTGTCAATGTGTCTGATTTATAACTGTAAAGGCTCAGTTCGTCAATAGTGTGTGTACACCGCGGGTGAACCACGATATCGTAATTCTTTAGAAACTCTATGCCTTCCTCTACCGACTTTGGCCCTTTGACCGCTGTCATTATCTTGGGGAAACCGTTGCGCTTCATGTGCGATATGGTCTCCGGCCTAGCTGAATCGGCCACGATGGGCCATTTCTCGGCCTCCGGCACTTGCATAAATAGTTCGGGCGTGTTCACAATCTCGCAGCCCACCATATAGGCTTCGTAGTCAATGTAAAGCGTTCGCCCAATTATGTGGCAGCGCACCAATACTGTCGGGTCTACCGCAAATCCCCAATCGGCGCCAAGTCGGTGAATGGCCTCTAGCGGGGCTTCAAACTCGTCAATTTTCCAGTTACGAAATACCCTGCTGTTGCTGTTTCTAAGGTATTGACCCATCCAAACGTGCTGGTATTTGTCAGGGTCGCGCCGCTTGTCGTACTCCATCTCCTCTTTAAGTACGTCAGGAAACCAAGGGTTTTCCCCAAAATTCACCTTAATGACTGTCGCATCGGTTGGCGGTTCAGGCCCACGCAGCAGAAAGTCCACGGGGTCGCTGTTCTGGCGAGGGTTCCACGTGAACCACAACTCAGAATCAGGCTTGCGGATGGTTGGGCGCAGTAGGTCAAGGCTGGTCTGGCTCAGGCTTTGCGCTTCCTCCACCCAGGCGCAGTCGTAGCCTTCCAGCGACTTAATCGAGTCGGCGGTGTGATTCTGCATACCTTGGAAAATAATCGCGCCATCGCCCTTCCTGGACTTAATAACGGCATCCTGTATCTCAAAGTAAGCGCCAGCGTTCATATCCTGAATCTTGGTTTCCAGCAGCCGCTTAACGGACTGGTTCAAGGATTTCTGAATCTCACGGACGCAAACGCTGCGCCGCTTTTGGTCAATGATGTGCGCCTCAATCATTAGCTCGGCAAACATATGGGATTTGCCAGAGCCTCGGCCACCCCATGCGCCTTTGTAGCGACTGCCTTCCAGCAGGGGCAGCGCCCACTCAGGGGTTTGCAGTTGTAGGGTTGTCATGCCTTGACAATTAATCGCTCGATTTTATGAACCAGCGGGTTTTCGTTATCCCCAGACAATTCCAACTTATCCCCGTATTTCTTTGGCGCTAATTTAGACAATAGCCATTTTCGACTGTCCACTTGCAGTTTATGTTTTTGTACTGCCGCCCAATCCTTTTTACCGTCGGTTATGCCAACGTCTTGATCGCTAATATCCATTATCTCGGTTGCCATGCGCTCAATTAAGTCCTCGCGTGCGCGTGCGTAGCTTTCCGCAAGCGTAGCATCATCGTCGCACCAACGGGAAAAAGTGCTTTGCGGGACTCCAGCGTCCTGACACGCCTTAAACGCACTCAAGCCGTTGCGCATTCCATCCAGCACGATGCGATTGCCCTTAGCGCAATGAGTCCGCACGGTGTCAACGTCCCTGCCTTGCAGCCTCCCGATGGCCTCATAGCTCATACCGCAGTCGTATAGATGCCATTCCAGCAGGTTACGCGCTGAGTTGATTTTGACGTGCTTATATTCCACACGGTCAACGATTTTGCTCGCCTGGATAGCGTAGTGATCAGCGAGGCATTGGACGATTTGCGCGATCTGTGCGGCTCTGGTTTGTTTTGGTGTCATAATTTGGTTTGTTCTAATACTTCTTTAATTGCTTTCATGTCTTCAGATTCGATGCATGGCCCGTCTGGATAGGCGCTGGCAACGACGTAGCGCGCCAGTTCTTCCAACACCTCCCGACAAGCGGCGAGTCGGCGTTCAACTAATCGGGCAAAATCAGCATGGACCCCTTCAAATTTCATGCCGTAATAATCCTGGCATTCATCATCTGCTCTTAAATCCGTTTCCGGCGTTGGGTAGTCTTGTATTTTCATAATTTGATTTTCCTTTTAGTCGCCTCGGCTTGAAGGATCGACAGATACAAATCTCCCAATGCGCCAAGGTGGGTTGATGCTTTGAGATATTCGATCCGCTCGATCAGTTCCGAGTCGGTGCATGTGGTTAGTTTCATTTTGTATTGGGCAGTCTGTATCCTTTGCCATCGCTGGTATCTCGCTGGGAGAAATAACAACCGCGCTGAAAATCCATTGAATTTTGAGGCATTGAAAGCCGCTAAGGACTGCTACAGATACGCAGACACCATGATCGCCGCCCGCGATGGAAAGGAGGAAGCATGAACTGGCCACAACAAGGAATCCACACCGGCATCCCGTTCGATGTTTACCGTAGCTGTGACATCACGCAGCGTGACACATGGGAAACCGTCAAAGGCAAGTCCGTCTCTAAATCGCTAATCTGCAACTTCATCGAGGACGCGGCGGCATGGAAAGCATCGCCGCCGAAGGAAACGACCGCAGCCATGCAATCAGGGAGCGTGCTGGATTGCTTGCTGACCGAGCCGGATGCGTTCGACACCCGATATATCATATCGAGATATGACGAGTTCAGGACGAATGAGAGCAAGGCATGGAAGGCGGAAATGGAAGGGGCGGGCTTGGTTGTGCTGAAGCCGGAACAACTCAACACCGCGAAAATCCAGCTTCTATCCATCATGGCAAAACCGGAAGCGGCGAAGTTGATCAACGGCGCACAGATGCAGGTTGCGTTTAGGTACGATACAAAGCACCCGTTCGGATCGAAGGGGCTTATCGACATCCTACCCGACGACGGCGAGACGATAGTTGACCTGAAAACATGCCAATCATCCGCGCTAGAATCCAGACGGAACCTCGCGAGGCACATGTCGGATTGGTCGTATCATATCCAAGCTGGGGCGTATTGTGAAGGTATGGCTATTACCAGTGGGATCGAGCGCACCAAATTCAAGTTCATCTTCGTTTCATCCGCGCCACCTTTCCGCGTTGCAGTTATCGAGCTTCCGTTCCGTGCCATTTCGTTCGGCGCGGATGTTTACCGTGCGGGCGTGGCAAGGTTTGCGGCGTGTCTGGAATCGAATACCTGGCCTAGCATGTGGGACGGTGAAGTGGAGTTGGATTTACCGGAATACGCTTATGCGGGGGAGGGGGAGGGATGAACTCTGATAGTGTAATATATATGGGAGTTGATCCCGGTCGCAGCGGAAGTATCGCATTCATTTGCGGCAACACGGCATGGAGCATAAAGAACGACTCCACGTTGAAGGATTTGGCTGATGCCGTGGCAGACGCGCAATCCATCGCTCCCATCGCGTTTGCCTTGATCGAGCGTGTATCGGCCTCACCGCAGATGGGAACCGTCTCAGCGTTTAGTTTTGGTCAATCATACGGTGCGTTAGAAATGCTCCTGACATGCGCCGGGATATCGTTTGAACGCATTACGCCGGTTACATGGCAGAACGCTATGAAGTGTCGGACGGGAGGTGATAAGAACATATCCAAAAACAGGGCGCAGGAGCTATTCCCTACACTCAAGGTCACCCATGCCAACGCCGACGCGCTGCTGCTGGCTGAGTTGGCGCATCGTATGTCGTATGAACGCCGAGTAATGGCGGTTCCGAGGCCATAACAAATCTACAACCAACGAAAAATGAAAACTGAAGCTACTCCCAAAATTGCCGAGCCTAATTCCTCGGAATCGCCATCTACGCCTTGTTCGGATTCTTCCTACCGCGCATACATCCACGTTTTGCATGGTGTGATATGGGAAGAACGCGAAACGCTCGACCTCACCGGAAACGGCGGACTTGTCGATGCCTTCACCGTGGCGATGGCAAAATGCCAAGGCATATCCAAGCGATGCGGACTGCAAACCCGCGTAGTGTTTGTTTGTGATCCGAACAGTGCTATTGAACCGCGCGCGTTATTTGTCCCCTAAATGCAGCGCACTGTGTAACAACCAGCAAATACAGCACAACCCACACAAAACCAATATGAACACCATACCAATACAACCCCGCGACCGATCAACGGAGCTTGAGCGGATCACCGCGCTTACGATTAAGCTATCCCAGCGCAACAGCGAGCTTCGGGCGGCGATATGGGCGACGATTAATGAAAACCTTCGTCTGGCGGATGGTGATAATTGCACATTGAAGCGGCTGAAGGATGCCGTGGGATATGTGGATCAGGCCGACGATTTGACTTTCGCCTCAGATCAAAAGATAACTCTTAGTGCTGACTAGATCGGCCTTCCAAGAGAACTGGAATGAAACAAAATCTTACAAATGCGCCCTGTGCGTCGATGTGCTGTCACTATGTGGCAGGTTCTCCACATTGATGCTCAGGGCGCGCCTTTTTAGATTATGCAAAAAACAACAGTGGGAGCATCAACAAGCCGAACGCCTTTCAAACATTGGCTTTTCGATTCCAGCTTAGGCAAAGCTATTGGAGCTATTTCAAACCCCTTAAAAACACC